GATGTCTATACCGATGATCTGGGCAACACCGTACCGATGCTTCCCACCAACACGGTGATTGTGGGCAGCCCCGTCAATGTGGAAGGAACACGCTGCTACGGCGTGATTCAGGACGAAAAAGCGGCATACCGCGCACAGCGTTATTTCAGTAAATCATGGCTGGAAGAAGACCCTGCAGTGCGTTGGCTGCTTTTGCAGTCGGCACCACTTGTCGTGCCGTATCGCCCGAATGCCTGCTTCTGTGCAACCGTCAATTAATGGAGGACACTCATGAAAATCACATCACACACGACACTTGTTGTTGGTAAAGCCGGAAAAACGGAGGAAGTGCCTCCTGGTGCGCCGGTCGATATCGATGACGATGAAGCCAAAGACCTTATCGCACGCGGTATCGCCGTGAGGGTTGGAAAATCGGATAAATCTGCGGAGAAGGAAACAAAAGAGCCGCAGGGTAGCAAACCACCTGCAGAAGGAGGTAACAGCAAACCACCCGTCGATGGTGGAAAACAACCATGACGGCGTTTTCCCGCTCCGTCGATTCGCTCTTTGCCAAACTGGGGGTGGCGGCAACATTCCAGCCACGCATCGGCATGAACCGTGCCGTCACCCTTATTCCCAAGCGCCCTGACGAAATCATTGGCCTTAGACAGAGCGACATCAGCAGCGAAGTCACGCTGTTCGATCTGCGGATCAACGAAGTAGCAGATCCGAAGGCCGATGATGTGGTGATTTATCAGGGTGAAGAGTATCGCATCATCGGTGAACCGAGGCGCGACATACATCGTCTGATCTGGACGGTGGAGGCAGTAAAGCGATGAGGCTGGAAGCGGCAATCCGTGGCGATCTGCAAAAGATCATGAAGCAGGAAGCCGCCGCCGCTGAAAAAGCTGTGACGCTGGGTGTTACGGAAGCCGCAACGGGTCTCAGGGATGAACTTAAATCGCAGGTGTTACGGGCTGGCCTTGGTGAAAAAATGGCGCGCACCTGGCGGTTCAAACGCTATCCTGCCAGTGGCTTTTCGCTTGGCACTGCGGGGCTGGTCTACAGCAAAGCTCCGCTGATCATTCGCGCCTTCAGCGAAGGAGCCGTTATTAAAAGCGACAAAGGCATGTTTCTTGCCATCCCCACCGCCGCCGCTCCCAAGCGAGGGGTCGGCGGAAAACGCATTAACCCGGATAATTTTCCTGAACATTCGCTGGGACGATTGCGTTTTGTGTATCGCAAGGGCGCACCGTCTCTGTTGGTAGTGGATAATCTGCGCGCTGGCACGGGCAAACGCGGTGGCTACCGCAAAGCCTCGGAGAGTGCGCTGAAAACAGGCCGAGGCCTTGCCACGGTGGTGATGTTCATTCTGCTGCCGCAGGTGATGCTCAAGAAACGGTTGGATGTCGATGGGGCAATGCAGCGCTGGCGCGACAAACTCCCCCAACTCATTTTGCAGAATTTTACGGAGACAAACGATGCCGAGCGTTAGAGAGCAGATCATAGCAGCATTCTTTGCCGAGCTTAAAACGCTGGAAAGCAGCCGGATCAAGGTGTTGCGTAACCCCGATAAGCTGATGAAGGTGCCAGCGGACGGAGCGATCATCGTTCTGCGTGATGGCGAAAGCGGCGATCCCGAAGTGTTGCTCTCACCGCTCACCTATATTTACGAGCAGGTCGCCACGCTCGAAATCATGATCGACAATGCCTACGCGCAAAGCCAGCAGACCAGTCTCGATGATCTGCTGATGATCATCGGCAACCTGATCGACAATAACCGCAGCATGAACGGCCTAGCCGAATGGATGGAAGCGCAGGCACCAGAGTTTTTGCAGGAAGCGGTTGAAGGCGCACCCGCCATCCGTACCGCCACCTTCAATGTGCTGATGCGGTTTAATACCACCAGTCCGCTTCGTTAATTTTTTAACCCAACAAGGAGACTAATATGGCTCGATCCTATGGTTCGGCAGCGACGCTGCTTGCGCTTAAAGAAGCTAGTTACGGGGTAAAACCACCCGGCAACTGGGAGAAATTTGCATTTGTTTCGTCCGATATCGGCGCAGAGCAGAACCTGCTGTCCTCCGAATTGCTCGGTCAGGGACGTGAGCCACGCGCGCCGTTTCGTGATGTAATTAACGATGAAGGTAATTTTGTAGTGCCGGTGGAAGCACGCGATTTCGGTCGCTGGCTACAGCTGCTGATGGGAAACCCTACCTCGGCCGGTGTCGCCGCGACAGGTGATATTACCTTTACCGCCAATCCGAGCGCGAGTCATACCATCACCATTAACGGTGTGGTGTGGACATTCGTGGTATCGGGCGCGACGGGTACACAGACCAATATCGGTGCAAACCTGAATGCTACGCTTACGCAACTGGCAACCGATCTCAATGCTTCGGTGAATGCGAGCATCACGCCCGCAACTTATTCCAACGGTGCTGGCACGAAACTTAACATTGTGCATGATACGCTCAGTGCGGTGGGCAACAGTTTCACGCTCTCCTCTGGCAACCCCAATGGTGTGGCAAGCGGTGCTGTACTATCGGGCGGCGGCTTTACCCACACGTTCGTCAGTGGCGCAGCGGCACTACCATCATTCGCCGCTGAGATCGGCCATGTGAATGTGCCTGCTTATTTCGTGCATACGGGCTGCATGCTCAATTCGATGGCACTGAATTTCCAACGCTCCGGTGCGGCGAATGCCACGCTTAATATTCTGGCGCAGGGAGAGACGCGTTTTGTAGCATCGCAAGGCGGCACACCGACAAGCCGTATCTACAAGCCCTTCAGCCAGTTTAACGGCTCGGTCAAACGCAACGGTGCAGCACTGGGGAATGTGACGGGCGCACAATTTACCTACAGCAACGGCATGCAGGGTGTGCCGACCATCCGTAATGACGGGCTGATCGATGGGGTTGATCCTACCACGATCACCACCACGGGCAGTATCGAAGTGCGCTTTGCCGATACCACGCTGGTGGATGATGCCATCAACAACACCGCCATCGAACTGGAGCTGGCTTACCGTCTGGCGGGGCTGGACGGCAATAACTTCAGCCTCACATGGACATTCCACGAGGTGTATCTGCCGCGCCCGCGCATCCCCATCTCTGGCCCTGGCGGCGTGCAGACCAGCTTCAACTGGCAGGCGGTCTATGACGATGCGCTCGGAAAATCCGTCACTGCCGTGCTTAAAAACGATGTCACCAGCTACCCATAAGGAGCCATTATGTTGAAACTCGACCTTAAAAAAGAACCGTTCTGGATAGCCCTGCAAGCGGATGCGCGGGTGAAAGTAAAGCCGTTAACCTCCGCACTCATGCATATGGCGCAGGCGGATGCCGTGCGCGCCATGCTGGCAGTGCAAACCGAACGCAAGGCACGTCTGGATGCAGGGGCGGATGCAAGCGATTTGCCCGATCTTGAAAATGAACGGGTGCGTCATTCGCTATCGGAAACGGCGCTGATTACGGCACTGGCCACCCATGCCATCATCGCGTGGGAAAATGTGATGAAGCCGGAGGGTGGCGAGCTGGCGGAGTTGACCCGTGCGAATGTCACGGACTTGATGGACATCTGGTTCGTGAATCAGGAATTCGGCAAAAAATACATGCGCCAGCTTGATCTGCTGGAGGCGGAGGGAAACGGCTTGCGGCCCGTTGCAAATGGCACTTCGGCGGCGGGCCGCGCTACTGCAGGTCGTGCGAGGAAGAAAATCTCCCCTGCAGCCGGGGCGAAACCAGTACCCTGAACGGCGAACGGTGCCCCTATATCGAGCATCAGGCGGTCACTGAGGAAGGCTACGCGGTGTGGGATGTGATCCTGCGCGGTGCCAACCAGCTGCGCGTGGGTGCTGGCGGTCTCGTGCTTGGCTTCGATATCGAAGCCTTATCGGTTATTGGCGCTGCGATTGGTTACGACACCACGCCCTTACTGCTTCTTTTTCACCATGCCGAACATGGCCTTCACCAAGCGTTAAAAAACAATGGCGACAGCAACCACGAGAAATGTATCGATCCGACTGGCGGTGATCGAGGGTGATAAAGCGCGGCGTGAGCTGACACTCACCGGCGATACTGGCGAGCGTGCGTTAAAGAAGATTAAGGACGCGACGCAACCCGCATCCCGTTCGCTGGTTGCCGTTAATGCGGTGAGCCAGGAAGTACGCCTCGGCATGGAAAGTCTTGCCGGTGGCGCAGGATCGGTCGGTGGGGTGCTGGGTCGACTTGGGCCGATCGGCCTTGCCACCGCCGCCGTGCTGGGCGGTCTGGCGCTCGCCACGGCTAAGGGAATCGCCGAATTCAAGGAGGCTGAACAGGCACTCAATGGCCTGAATGCCGCACTGAAAGCCACCGATCAGGCAGCGGGTGTGACTGCCCGTGAAATCACCGCGCTCGGCGAAGCCATCGAGGCCAACACTTTATTCAAGAAGGAGGAAATACAAAACGCGGCGGCAGCCCTAACTTCATTCCAGAGTGTGGCGGGCGATGTATTCACCCGCGCGCTGGCACTTTCCACTGATCTCGCCGTGCGGCTTGGCACCGATGTACCATCCGCCGCCGACATGCTGGGGAAATCGCTGGAAAATCCCGAAGAAGGCCTTGGGCGGCTGGCACGGAAATTCTCAGACCTATCGCCTGCACAGAAAGAGGTGATCGAGAATTTTATTAAACAAGGCGATGTCGCTTCCGCGCAGGCGGTAATACTGGAGCATCTGGAAGGCAAAACCCGTGGGCTGGCAGAAGCGCAAGCCAAAGGACTCACAGGTGCAGCGGATTCGCTCGGCGATGCATGGGACGATCTCATGGAGTCGTTCGGGCGCACGGTCGGTGAATCGGCAGCCGCACAATCGAGCCTCAGCGCACTTACCCGCGTGGTGCGTGGGCTGCAGGAAGCACTCGACCCTACACCTGCCAACCGCAAATCGCAGTTGGAAAAAGAAATTTCCGAGCTGGAAAACAGCTTCGGCACACGGCTGGATCGCGCCGTGCTGGGCAGTGCACCCGCACTCGATGCGAAGAAAGAAGAGCTGCGCCGGATTAACGAAGGCATTGCAGCGGAAGAATTGCAGGCGGATAAAGAACGCCGGGAAGCGCGTGCTGCCGCTGACCGTGCCGCTGCCGAGCGTCGCAACGAAACACTGCTTGGCATTGAGCGCGAGTACCAGAAAAAGCTCAAGGAAAGCACGCAGACCGAGCGTGATCGTATCCTCGAAGAGGCTGCTGATGCCAAAAAGCGAATCGATGGATTGTTCAAGGATAATCGCAACTCTGATTCCGCCCGCAGTGCGCTTGAAGCCGTCGATGCCACCACCCGCGCCAAACTGGCCAAGCTCGATGAAGAAGCGGCACGCCCTGCGCTGCAGTTGGCGGAGGCCAATAAGAAAGTCATCGCCACACTGGAAAAACGGCTTCAGCTGGAAGGCACTGCCGATCCGCGTGCACGGTTCATTCAAGCGGAAACCGATAAGCTCAATGCCAATGCCACCAAGGAATATCGTGACCGCGTGGCAGAGCTGGCTGGCTCGCTCTATGACCTGCAGGAGGCAGAAAAACAGGCAAAAGACGCCGAGGAAAGCCGCGTTAAGGCGATTGAGCAGATCACCGAAGCCATCCTCGATACCAGCACTGGCTATGTTGTTGCCAAACAGGCACTCGACCAGTGGAGGGAAAAACTGATCGATGATCTTGGTGGTGCCACAGAAGCAAATCAGCGCTATCTCGAACAGATCGAGCAGATATATGCCGTCAGGCTCAAAGAAATTTATGATAAATCGCTGCTCGATAGCGATAAATGGGAAGATGGTGCCACCCGCGCGCTGCGCCGTTACGCCGATGAAGCCACCAATGCTGCCAAAAATGCCGAGGAATTATTCGGCAGTGCTGCCCGCAAGGTAGAAGACACGCTGGTCGACATGGTCAGCAGCGGCGAAATCTCGGTCGAAAAAATCGGCGATCTGCTGCAGTCGTTGCAGCAGGATATTCTGCGTATGTTCATCCGTGAAAATATTACCGGCCCCATCGCTGGTGGCTTGGGTGATTTACTCAAAGGTGGCAGCGGCGGCAGCAGTGGCGGTGGGTTTCTTGGCGGGTTCTTCGATGATATTTTCGGCAGCCTGTTTCATGGCGGTGGCAAGGTGGGTGAAGCAAGCCCCTCGCGCCGCGCTGTACCTGCCTATGCCTTTGCGGGTGCACCGCGCCTGCATAGCGGCCTGATGCCCGATGAATTTCCAGCCATCCTGCAGCGTGGTGAAACGGTGCTGCCAAAAAATATGAAATCCAGCGGCAACAACATCACCTTCAATATCACCACCCCCAATGCACAGAGCTTCGTGGATAGTCAGGGTCAGATCATGAGCAAGCTGGCTGGCCAGATGCAGCGCTTTCGCACGAGGAACAACTGATGCCCGCTTTTCATGAAGTCCAGTTTCCGCCTAAAATCGCTTATGGGGCCACAGGTGGGCCGGAGTTTAACACCAGCGTTACGACAACTTTTTCGGGGTTTGAGCAGCGCAATGTGAACTGGCAGAAAGCCCGTGGCCGTTGGGATGTTTCGACGGGGCTGAAAAACAAAGCCGACATGGAGGTGTTGCAAGCCTTCTTCCGCGCACGATTTGGTAAGGCACATGGATTTCGCTTTAAAGATTGGTCGGATTATCAGGCGGTGGCGCAGAATCTTGGCACCAGCAATGGTACACAAACTGCATTCCAACTGCTCAAAATATACAGCAGTGGCGGCTACAACTATAGCCGCGAAATCAAGAAACCCGTTTCCGGCACGGTGAAGATTTACCTCAACTCCATCCTGCAATCGTCGGGATTTACCATCGATCATGCAACGGGCATTGTCACTTTCAGTGCAGCTCCAGGCGCTGGTGTTAATGTCAGTGCGGATTTTGACTTCGATGTGCCAGTGCGGTTCGATACCGATGTGCTGGCGGTGCGTGCCGATGGGCCGGGTATTTTCGTGTGGGATACTATTCCCATTGTGGAGATTCGTGCATGAGAACCGCATCCTCCAATCTCACCGCGCATCTGGCTGGTGAAGTCACCAGCCTTGCCATCTGCTGGAAACTCACGCTGGTGGGTGGCACAGTGATGGGATTTACCGATCACACCTCTGATCTCACCATCA